CCTGATTGTCTTCAATCGGGTCGATGTTGTCTTCTTTATCCAGTTCTGTGCGCAGGTCTTCAATTGACATATTGCATTTCCTCGTTCTGTATAGGCTGAACGGTTGCCTGTTGTGGTTGCGTACCTAGCTGGCCGATTGCTTCAAGCACTGCTTGTCGCTCATCCATATCTAGGCGTGTCATTAAATCTATTGCTTTGGCTTTGGTTTCTTCTGCTCTTGCTATCGCAAGCTCAGTGTCTGCCTGTGCTTTAATTGCGAGTGATTTATTCTTTTCAGCTTCGGATTGCAGATACAGCGTATTTGCATCAGGCTGTTGATTCTGAGCTTCTTGTGCGAGTTGCTGAGCTTCCTCTTTAGTTGGCTCTACAACACCCATACGCAGCAATTTCTTGCGGTAATACTCACGAACATCACCAACACCTTCGCCTTCCATGTTCATCATAATCATGGATGACAGTACCTGTTGATCCATTGGGTCTGAAACAAGAGGGAGCATGTTGGTCAGTGAGCGTACCGTTGCATTGCGCTTACTTGTTGATGTTGGCCCAATGTCGATTGCGACATCAAACTTGGCTTTGGTTAAGTCGTTTGTATGCTCAACTTCACCTGAAGATGGGTTGTAAACAGGTTTAAATAACTCGATTGAGTCGATCTCGTCCTGATCACCCACTGTCTTCATTGTTCGACCATCTTCAACATAGAGTTCAGAAGCCATGGACAGCCAAATTTCACCAGATCGGCGTACCGCTTTAGCAAAGTTTGAAATGTAGATGAAAGACTGCATATCTAAACGGTTTTGAATCATCTCGATTGCAACACCGCTGGTATTTGAAACAATCTCATCGCCCGATTCTTGATTACCTAGAATGTCTGATAAATCCTGCTCTGTAACCTGAAGCAAGGCAGCCATTGCAGGCGGTACACTTGGCGGCTTCGTGTAAGCCACTGGACCCTGAGCAACAACACCACCCATTGCATCTTTAAGTGGATGAGCCAGTAGGAACGGATAGTTCTCAATATTGTCATTCGCCCACATATGTTGAACGCCAGCGACCTGTTCAGGCGCTAGAATCGGCTTCTCAACGCTGGACATGGCACTAAGTTCGCCCAACTTAGACAACTGCATGTTCTTGAGTCGCTGAGCATCTTTACAGAGCCGCACATGGCCCATGCAACGCTCTACATTGTCGATATACCAACGTTTGCCATACACAGGCACAATTGGAATATGACGACCAGCGATATGGCCATAATCCTCAAGAACACCAAGACCTGACATGAGAAGCTTGCGAACACGCTTACGTTCAAAATCTCGAACACGAACTTCTTTCGCACCTGTTGCCTTTAATTCTTCAAGAATACTTGGGTCTTCTTCAAGTTGTTCTGCTGTATATCGTTCTTCAGAGCCGTCAATTAAGCGGAAAATGTGAATCTTCTCTTTAACCTTTTCGACCTTGTAGTATTCAGCGACATACACAGAATCTTTGGTGGACCAATCAAAGTGACTTTTGCTAATGCTCTTATCCCACGATGATGGGTCTTGATCTTCACCATATTCTTCTTTAAATGCATCACATGACATTGAGGTTAGAACAAAGCAGTATTTTGCATCTGCCTTGTCTTGACGTTTTGCATCAGGGTCAAAGAAAACACATGTATCAGCATCAAAAATAGGCTCTATTCTGATTCGCTGATGCTCGTTTTCTTCATCGTCCTCATCTTCATATTCAGCACGTAAACGCCAAGCACCAAAGCCGCCACCCACTGCCTCTTCAAATGCATTGTCATAAGCCTCATCTGCGCCTGAGTCCTGCTCATCTGCACGATAAAGCTTTGCGCATGTATCAGCTAAGTCATCATTACTCACACCATCTTTGCTAATGAAGTTCACACCAATTCGGTTATTGCGATATTCATTGATAATACGAATGACAGCCAGGTGAATCTTATTGACTTCAAATTTAGGCTTATTTTCAAACTGTTCGCCTAACTTGCCTTCCCATTGAGCACCAGCAATAGAATAAAAACGACGATCCTCTAAGCACTGCTGACGTTCATCAGCAACAGCGCATTGAGCTTTATCAAATTGTTTCTTTGCGGTTTCGTGGATTTTGGCAAGTCGATCTGCTTTATCAGTCACGACTTGACTCCATTTGATTACCAACGATTGATAGTTGGGATTGGATTGATTATTGGTGTGTTTTGTTTTGGTATGTCATCAATAGCGAAGCACATAGATAAAGCATCAGCCATGTTTGGCGATGGAATACCTTGTTTTTTCATTTCCGCTTTACTGACCAACTGAATTAATCTTGAGCCTGATGTTCTTTTTCGTTGCTGTCTGATTAGCTCTGATTTAAGTTGCTCTAAATCTTTTTTATCCATGCTTGCAGATGAAATACTAATCAGTAGTCGTGGATCGATATACTCACCCTTCACGACAGCCTTGTAGGTGTTTTCAAACCTATCTCTAAGCAACCACCAATATTGAGCGCGCTTATTTAAAAACACATCCTGATTGGCTTTGTCATCCTTGTAGATACCTGGTGTTGGCTTATCACCACCACCAAAACCATGAACAATGATTGATTTATTTGCTATACGCTCTTTTAATCCAACCTTGACACCAGCACCTACACCAACAGAGTCGTAAACAAGGATTTCAGAGCGGTTCTCAAATGCCTCATCAAATGCCCAAGCAATAGCATCATCAATGTCACCATCTTTTTTTTGCTTGACACTTAAAACAATCGAGCCATGTCTAAACGCAATAGCTTTAGAGTCCTTACCCTCGTCAGCTGGATCGAATGATGTTACCAGCTCACCACGTGTCTGTAAGTGTTGAAGCTTTAAATGTGCATCAATCGCAGCATCCACCCACTCAGACTCAATAATTGAGTCATTAAAAGCTGTTTTAGGCTCACCACACCAGATGTTTAAATATTCTTTATAATTGGTCGCCTTACAGCGTTCCATTTCTGTTTTTAGCGGGTCTGCAAAGTAGGGGTTATGCCAATAGCAGACTTTTGCTGTGTAGATATATTCATCTTCATAAAAGCCATTCTGATTGATTTCGTCAATGTAAGGCGCTGCCAGTAATTGATAGGTATAACTTCCAGTGTCACCAGTGTTCCAAGTGGCGATGATTTCAGAATCTTCCTCACGGATCGTAGGGATTAAAGTATCCCAGCTAAGCTTAGAAACAGTTTCCGCCTCTTCAACCCACATGCCGTTATAACCAAACTTTGATTTAAACGACATAATGTTTCGAGCAAGACCTACAAAATCGAACTTACCACCATTATTTTTGTGCAGGATTTTAGTTGCCTGAATCTCGAATTGATCCTCAATTCCTAGTTCGTATATCTTGTGAACAAGTAGTGAGTAGCTTGAATCCTCGATAGAGTTTTGAAACTCACGAGCACACACCCATTTTTCACCAAAGAAAGCCACTTTATAAACTAAATGCTTAGCCACTTCTTGCGACTTTGCTGCACCACGACCACCAAAGAATGACTTGATACGTTTAGGTGAATACAAAGGCACAAAAGCCTCAATCACGCTTAGTTCTATCTCCATCAGGTTTCACCACTTTAATTGTAAGTGTTGCCTTTGTTGCAACTTGAACAGGCCCACCATTTGCACCTGTGTGTTCCACTTTCTCTTTAAACGCCCCAACCGAAACATGCTTGCCAATCAACTCAAGGTTTTTGATCTTGTCAGGCCACTTGATCTTCTTAAAACACCCTTCGCCATCACTCAGTTCAAGATTCTCAAGATTGGTTACATACTGCCGCCAAACTTTAGGCCATTCATTCACTGGCCTGATCTTCATCTGGTCATCCATGATGTCTAAGACATCCATTTGATCGATTTCGACTAGGCGCTTTAGGACGTAAGCGGAATCAATTTGGGTTTGTTCAGTACGTTTGTTTTGTGCTTCTTGAATAACTTTTGCAATATTAGGTTTTATAAGGTTTTCAGCACCAATGACTGCTGCTGTCTTTTCGCTGTAACCGCTTCGAATCGCTGCTTGCGTAGCATTAAGGTCTATCAGATATTCTTCGACAAACCTTTGCTGTTTAGGCGTTAGGTTCGCCATATCTTTACTCCATTTTTAAATACATCAAATCATCAGGACAAGTCAGCTTCACACCATCTTTCAA